CATCTTAGCAAACTTCCAAGGCGTTTCTCGACCTGATATGCCTACTCTAAATCCCTCTATGCCGGGTGAGCCGGGATTTGGTAGACCTAATGTAATGTTACCACAACCATTCCTGCCTAGACCTGATGGTGTGACGCCTAGACCCGGTGGGGATATTAGTGATCATATGGTCAGACCACCTGTGGCACTACCTTATTCCGGTGGTGTAATGCCTAGACCCGGTGGTGTGACGCCTAGACCGAGTATGCCTGGATTTATGCCTAGACCCGGTGGTGGGCTAATACCACCTCCAGATATACAACCACTTTTACCTCCAGAACTATTACCAGGTAAACCACCTGAAGATTATGGACGACCTAGACCAACACCAGTTAATCCACTATTACCTGGACTCTTTCAACTTCCTACAGGTCAGCAAGCTTCTAACTTGACATCTTCAGGAGGACCGGCAATTAGACCACCCTCACTTAGACTAAAACATGGTGGCTCACTCACAAATAGAGTTTCGGATTTACTACAAATTTTATCATAGAAAATATTGGGAGAAAAATAATGGCACTTGTACGAACAGATAAGAGAGATCCTAAAAAAAAGAAAGGACTCAGGAGAGCACATGCTGGGTCTACTCTGTGGGAAAGTACGGCCAGGGGTTCTCCATTGCCTAAACTTTACTCAAAGACGGGTGGTTATTTGAAACATCATGGCGATCACTGCGTTCGTGATGCAGGTCATAAGAAATATACATTAATGTAAGGAGATTGAAATGCATGGACCACACACATTAATTAAACGTCCACATAATCTTGATGATTTGGTAGGACGCCCCACAGGTCAGGGCTATGGCGCTGCCAGAAAGGGACCGGATGTGAAAGGTCCGCCCCAGGATGTGGTTGTAGATGAAGACTATCAGCAAGGCAACGCTTTCAAGGTAGAGGCTTAATCATGTCTGATAAATATACACTAAAAAAGAGAACTGGAAAGTTAGGTGATGCTCTCAAGTTGCCAGGAGATGAGAATAGAGTTGCGACTTTTAAAGGACATAAGCAAGGAGGTCGTGAACAAAAGACTGATTATGAAAGAGCCTGGAATAATATTAAAAGTGCGGAAACCTATAAACGAAAATATAATCCGACAGATATTGCAATTATAAAAGCATATAAGCCCGAAACCGAGTCTCAATTAGCAGAAAAATCAAGACGATTTACGCATCTTTTTGTAGGTGTTCCTGTTGGTGGCTTGGTAGGAAAGGGAATTGCCAAAGTAGGAGCGAGACTGGCAGCAAGGGCAACCATGACACAGGCAGCTAAAATAAAAGATGCTGCACGTTTGTTAAGAAATGCAACAGCCAGAGCCAGAAAGGCTGGAAAAAACGCAGCAAAAAAAGCAAGAGGGGGTGCAACTGCTGGAGATAAGAATTTGGCGGGTATCAACCAAGCAGGAAAAACGGCATATACAAAAGCATTTAATAAAGTAATGAGAAATCATACAGAACGCCAAAACTTGCTTGGAGTTAATAAAGCAATACAGACTAAGGCACGAAACAGAGTTATAAAAGGAGGAGTTGGGGTAGCTGCTGGTGCACTAGGGTTGGTTGCTCTGGACCATTATGCTAAAGATGTGCCAGAAAAGAGACCAGCAACAGCCCGACCTGCTAAGAATGGTCCTAAAAAGTTAAAAGAACCGGAAGATTATATATCAACACAGCAAAAGTGGGCTACTTTCTTAATGGGGGGTAAAGATAAAAAACGATCAGATTCAGTTGATAAGAACTTCAAAGAAGCTTTAAAAAATAAAAATAGTAGGGAAAGTAAATTTGTAAATTCTTTAAAAAAGAAGAAGCCTCATTGGTCTGATGAAAGGATAATTAAGAGAGCTATTGAAGTTACGAGAAATTTGAAGGGTTTGGAAAGATTTCCAGAAGCTTCTTTTTCTCCGGTTGGGCGTTTTGGAATAGATGAGATGCTGGGGAGACCAGAAATAAGAGATCATGTAGAGCCGTCTAAAGCTGCTGTTAGACGTGTTCCTAAAGCTCCTGTTATCAAAGTTGAACGACCGCCTTCGCCTGCCACACGTAAAGTTGATGCAAGACTTACAGCTCCTCCATCGATTCCGCCGCTGCGCCAGTCGTCTGATGCACAACGTGATCGAAAAGATCCCGCTAAAAAAGACAGACTTCCGGGTAGTAGAAAAGATAGGCCGCCTAGAGTTGCTAAAGATAAAGATGAAAAACCTGGATGGATGCCTTGGACATGGAGACAAGTATTAGGGCCAGAAAAATTAGATCCAATTACAGGAGAAGAAATTGGCGATAAACAGAAACCGGGAAGAAGAGTATATAAAACTGGTTTGCCAGATTGGATGACTGCCAAGGGAAAACATCTTGTTATAGATACTAGTGATGAAGCAATGGATACGTCTTATCCGGGTGATGAATATAAAAAGGGTGGTCGAATTAAAAAGAGTGTGAAGAAAGTCAAGGCTCGTAAAGGTAAATCCAAAGTTCGTAAGGGCAAACCCAAGGGAGTTGGAGTAGCTCAACGTGGTTATGGAAGGGCGATGCCCCGTCGTGGCTAAACCACTAACACTAAAACAAAGAGAAACTTTAAAGGAACATTCCAAAATGACTGATAAACTTTGTCCTAAATGTAAATGTAAGAAGTGTGAGTGTGGTAAGAAGTAATGGCAGTCTCTAGTACATATAACTTTAATCTTGATATAGATGAGGTTATTCAAGAAGCAACGGAAATGATTGGGGGAGAAGATACTCTAGGTCATGAACCTGCTTCTGCCAGACGCTCGATTAATCTCATGTTGAAGGATTGGCAGAACAGAGGTGTTCTTCTGTGGAGTACATCTGTGTCTTCTGTGACAGTTGCAGCCAGTACTACCACCTATGATCTTGCTTCTTCCACTATTGATGCTTTGGAGGTTGTTCTCAATAGAGATGATACTGATATACAACTTGAGCGTATTTCTCCTGAAGAGTATCTTATTATTCCCAATAAAACACAGACTGGACGAGCCAATCAATATTCAATCAGACGGGGCAGAGATAATCCTGTTCTATCTCTCTGGCCTATTCCTGAGAACTCCACAGATGTTATCAAGATGGAAATTATAAGTGAATTAATGGATGTAAATAAGTCTGCTGACCAAAATGCAGATATGCCCAAGAGATTCCTTCCTCCTTTGACATGTGGTCTATCTTACTATATATCAATGAAACGTCCAGGCGTTCCTCCTGATCGAATAGCAATGTTAAAATCTAATTATGAAGAGTTACTTTTCCGTGCTATGCAGGAAGATCGGGAAAGAGCTTCAATGCGTGTTGTACCCAAACTAGGATATATCTAAAATGTATTTAAGAATAGGCAATGTAATTTATACTGTTGGTAAACAATTACTTAAAAAACTTAGTAAAGAAGTTGGGCCAGTCAGTAAAAATAAATATATAAATGTAGTTGGAGATGTTCCCAAAGGTGCACAAACGAGTGCTACTGAGAAGATGTTTAAAATAAGACAGAAGACTCAGAAAGCACTTCCAAAGGATAAGCAATTTACGGCTACTTCTAAGGAATTTCAAGAAGAATTTAATAAACAATATATAAAAGATGTTAAAAAGAGTCTTTCAAAAGCCTCAGACGAAGAATTTTTGGAAACTCAGTTAATGAAAGGTACGATAGAAGGGCTGAGTGCTGCTAAATTAGTTAGACCGGGGAGTGGAAAAGCGGAGATTGCGAAAGAAAAATTACGAAAAGCTTTGCGAAGTGGTCCTAGAAAAATGAAGAAGGGTGGTCCGGTAGGGGTTGGTGCGGCCCAACGTGGATACGGAGCAACGAGACATGGCAAGTAATAAAAATGCCATAGCCGTGTGTGATACGTGTGGGTTTGTATATCCGCACCGAGTGATGCGTATGAATAGTTACGGTATGCTGGTCTGTCCGCAAGACTTTGAAGGTCAGTACGATCTGAAGAATAGTCCACTAAATAAGATACCAGATGTGCGAGATGATCCAGCCATTAAGAATCCTCGGGCAGACTATCTGGGAGGAAGAGGAGTTATGTGGAATAAGAATGAAACATGGATAACTATCAA